AAGCGACTGTCCCGTCGAGGACGGAAGGATGATCGTCTTGGTGACAGGCTTCGTGCCGCAGCCGATCACAACACGGAAACGTTGCGGACGGCCGTGGACGTTGTCGGGCTGCGCGAGACCGACGTTGTCGTTGTTCCACATCGCGAAGATGGAGACGTCCGTCGTCAGCGGGATGATGGCATAGACGTCGGGGCGCGCCGAGATGTGGTCACGCACGGACACGTGGCCTTGCAGGTCATCGGACAACACACCGATGAACTGCACCACCGAGGTCGTGTTCTGCAGCGCGACGAAGCAGCCCGTAGCGAGTGGGTTGCGCGCATCGATGCGGCCGATCTTGGACTCGATGTCCGCGAGTGCCTCGATCGTGTCCAGGTCCACCAGCTCCTGCCGCAAGCTGCGGTAGGCCTCGTACACAACCGCGTAGGACACGGGCTTGCTGCCCTGACCCGTCACCGCAAGCGACACACCGCCGGCGATCGTGAGGGTGTTGCCGTTGGTCGCGACGAACGATGACGCGATCTGCACGTCGTTGATCTGGCGCTCGATGTACCAGTGCTGCAGTGCTGCGGGGACGAACGTGCCGCCCGTGACGTCTGCGGTCAGTAGGAGCTGGGTGTCCGAGACGACGGTGAGCACGGTGCGCGCGATGACGACAGCACCTGCGTCCACGATGACCAGACGATCACCAGGCAGCACCTTGCCCGGACCTGCAGTCGCGAACGTGGTGGGGCCCGGAACAAGCTCGGCCGTGTCGAACTGGTTCGGCGCGCCGATCGTGGTGATGCCCTTGATGCCGCCGCCCACGTCGACGCCCTTGCCCGCGATGCGGACTCGAGCTTGATCGAAGTAGATCTGTGCGCTGGCACCATCGAGCAAGGCGCCGACAGCGTTGTTGGGCGGTGAGGCCACGGTGATCACGGCGGGCCCGACAGGCAGTGCCGTGTCAGGGTTCACCTCCAAGACGCCGTAGGGCGCGGTCACCTGGATGTCCGCCTTGTCGGCGTAGTCCGTGGTGCCGGGCACGAAATAGTCCTGGATCCAATAAGCCGGACCCACGACCAAACAGTTCAGGTCTGGCGACGTCGGCGTGACCGTCGGCGAGGCCAGGTCCTGGTAAACGAATACGACTGGACGAATGGCCATGGGTCAGTTCTCCGAATCCATAGGGTTGCGGAAATTATAGGGTGCGGAGGGCAGATACGCGATGCGGGCCACTACTTAGTGGGCCCCCGCCAAGCTAGGGCCACGCTCTCGAAGTACTCGGTCGCAGAATCAGCCCCCGAGCGGAGGATGTCCAATTCTACCGATCGCAGCAACGGCGCGGTCGGGGCATTTGTCCAACGTTGCGGGAACTGGGTCACGAACGTCACTGACGTCGTCCACTGGTCCTTGTCACGTGCCGCGGGCTGGGTCCGACTGACGGTGACAGGGGTCATGTCATGGAACCCGAACTTGGCCTGGATGAGGTCACTCGAGGCCTGGATGAAAATACCTACGATGTCCCCTAGGGCGGCGCTTTCCGCGCGCTTGCCCGCGACGCACTCGATCAGGATCGGAACCGACTGCAGGTTCCAGAAGCCCTCGAAACCCGACTTGAGGTTGAGCCCGACTCGATCGCCCAGCACGACTCGGCCCATCGTCTGGTCGTCGCAGTCGACGTAGACCGCGGGACGGAAGTTTCGGTGTGTCTTGTCTTCGTTGAAAGCGCTCTCGACGGCAAGGCGCGTCACCTTGATGTCAGGGTCCCAGCGCCATTGAAAGTCCTCATCGACGACACCAACCGCAAACCTCCGGCGGATGATCTCGACGAACACGCCCAGCACCGCAAGCTTCGAGCCCGGACGGATGCTCGCTTGCTGCGTCTCCTCTGGCGCCGGCTGGTTCTTCGGATCCGGGACGTATGTTGGATAGTTCTCGGCCATGACTCAGTACAGGGGCGGAACGGCCGTCGGGTCGATGAGCAGCTTGTACTCGACCGAGTTACGTCCAAGCAGCGAGGTGATCAACTTCTGGTGAACCGTCACACTCTTCAGTTCCGTGTGGTGGGTTCGCTGTACCTGGTATCGATCATTGCGCACCAGGTCAATGATGATGTCCTTGTACTCGATGAGCGGGTAGTCCAATACATTGAAGTCCGCGAGTTTGGTATCGCTGTCGCCGTGTGCTGTCATGTTTGATTCGACGGTTGCGGCTTCGCGCCGTCCACGAATCAATGTGGGGGCCCAGTAACCGCCCACAAACGCAGTGCCGTAGCAGACGGGGCAGTGCTCGAGTGTCGACTCCTTCGTCACCGGGTCATAGCACTGAGGGCAGCGGTCGCCCCAACGCTTGCGCTTGAGCACGATGAGCGGGATGCCGTTGAGACGGCGGTAGCCGACCGCCTGATCGTGCAGGATCTTACGTTTGAACAACCGTGTTCGCCGGTCAAGTCCCGGTTCGACAGGTTCCGCGTGACTGTGGAACGCGTTCGCAGATCCTGAAGGAGGGATGACGGTGACCTGGTAGTAGATCACCCGTGCGAGCGAGAACAGGTTCACGCCTTCTCGTCCCGCGTTTCGCGGGTCCGAGGGTGGCAGGTTGAACTGGTCGTCGACGAAGTTGTACGCATCCCGCAGCCCCGTTGCCACAAATTCCCAAGGCCCGCTTGGACTTTCAGACCGCGCGATGTCGACGAAGAACGCGCCGCTCTCATCGGACTCGACGTCCCACTGCACGAACACTGCCGTTGGGAACAGTGCCGTGGTGCGTGTGATGTGAACTTCAGCCAAGGGCGGCTGGCCCCGGCTCAGGGTCACCGAAGCCGCCCCCGATGTTGGTTGTGTCGACCTGGTTGTCGAGGTCGCGGAACATGCGATCGATGCGCTGCTTGCCCTCGTCGCCGAAGCCCACAGGCGGCGACATACGGGTCCGCCGCTCTTCGTAGGGGTTCACCGAGGGCCCGCGCTGTTCGTGCATCGAGTGCGTCTCGGTGCCCGGAAGCATGAAGTCGGCGAGCTTGCGCGTCTCCGATGTCTTGTTCAGACCGCCGTACATCCGCCCCGGCTGGTCGGCGGAGTCCCGAATGCCTTGGTGACGAAACAGGTCCGCAAAACCGGATGCCGCCTGCTCGTCCGATGGACGTCCATCACTCGAGCGTCCGAGCGAGCTGATCGAACTGACGGCCGAGTGATAGTTCGCGCTCGTCGACGGGTTGTCCCCTTGTGCAGGGTCGCTTCCGTGCATGCCTGGGTTGAAGTCGGCAGCCTTGACCGGAATTGCCCGCGGCTGACTGCACGCTCCGTAGTGTTTGGTCTTGCGGCAGGTGGTGCAGATGTCTGCGGACAGTTTCCGCAACGGCTCGTTCTGGCTCTCCTGGCGCTCGTTCTGACCGGACTCCCGGGCGATGGAAAAGGGTGTCGTTGGCGGTGACATGTTCTGCACCGCCTCGGGAGGCAGTGTCGTGGGTGCCGCCTTGGCGCGCAGGACTGCGCTCCCTGCCACGGTCGGGTTGGTTGGCGCAGGCCAGCCGATCTTGTAGCGGGTGAGCGCTCCAAGCTGTCCGTCCGCGTACGGGATCTCGAGACTCATGGCGCTACGACATCTCCTGGTAGCGGCATCGAGGATGTTGCGTAGTCGTCCTCGTTTCGCTGTAACGCGCGATCGATGACGCTGCGTTGCCGTCGCCCCGTGTCTGCAGACTCACCGGCTTGCGCGCCCGTTCCGTCGCTCGAGGTCGATGCACCCATGCCCACGTTGAAGGCGATCTTCGGCGAGGAAGTACCCATTCCGCTGGAGGCGCTCGGTGTCTTCGGAATGCTCGACACGGAAGGCGTGCTTGGCAAACCTGGCGATGTCGTCGGCGCCTTGATGCCCACAGAGCCCAGGCCCGGTTGCGCAGGCAAGCCGAAGGCCGCGAGCGCCGCACGCCCGCCTTCTTTCGACATACGTTGCAGCATCGACAAGGCCTTCAGCCTCCCTGATCGGTTGGACTACTCGGAACCGCGGTGGCCGCCGTAGGCGCTGCCCGCGAGGCTGCCGAGACCCAGACCTGCAGTGCCGCCAAGGGCCGCACCTGCCATCGGGTTGCCGGCAAGCGCGCCGAGCAGCGCGCCGAGGCCTGCACCGCCGAGGCCGCCGGCCGCAGCGCCACCCATACCGCCGACACCTGCACCGAGGTTCGCGGTCTTCGGGATGAGTCCGAGCGCCTCAGCGTCGCGCTGAACCTCGGCCGCGCTCTTGTAGCCGGCGTTCTCGAGCGCCCGCTGGGCGCCATACTCATGGGCAGTCTTGAGGTGGTTCGACATGCCGTAAGTATAGCGAAAATTCAGCCGATCACTTCCTGTCCGAACGACCCATCCGCTCGTCCGGGAGCCATTCGGTCGTAGGACGTGAAGTTATCCCAGAGCCAGTCAGGCATGTCGGCGCGGGCTGCGCTCGTACCTTCCGCCTGCGCTGGGTACTGCGTGCGCGCGGTGCCGTGGCTGACTTCGTCACCCTTGGGCTGGACGCCTGCGTCCGCGCCCATCGGGCCTGCGAACTTGGTGAGAGCCGCACGCACGCCACGTGCGTATGCGTCGCTCGCCGTCATGAGTGGTTGAACCGCGACGTGTTGCGATACCCAGAACCGAGGGTCGCGTACGCACCCTCCATGTTGTTCTGCGTCTTCACACCACGTGACAGCTCGTCCCATTCACCCTTGAGCTGCTGTGCGAGTTGGGAATAGAGCAACGCCTTGTCGGAGATGCCGATCGGTGCGATGTCCCCGTCTTGCACAGTCGCTTGGTTTCTGACCTGCATGAACGACTCGCTCATGAGTAAGAAACGCACGGTTCCAACCAGCAACAGATAGCGCAGTTGTAGCGGAAAGCTTGACGCCGTGAAGTTCGTCTGCGGTGTCACTGTATTGAACGCACTCGCTGCCATCTCGAGTGCTAGATTCAACTCACGGTCCGTGAACTGGACCTCGTCCAGCAGGATGTTGTTGTTCGCGTAGTCCCGCATGAACATGCGGACCTGGTCCTTGGAGACCACCGTTGGCGTTGTAGGTGTGCCAACGATCGGCATCAGCGCACGTACGTCTTCTCGAGGCTCGCAACCACTTGTGCAATCTGTGCGGCCCCTGTGTTGGTCGTCACGATTTTGATTGCTTGGTACGGCAGGAGGATGGTCTTGAAACGCGCTTCGTCGAGCGCGACGAATCGCACGCCTGTCGATTGCTCGATGATGATCTCCTCACCGGCCAGCGCCGCAGGGAGGTCATCCTCGATTGTGGTTGGGTTCAAGTTCACGATCGACACTGTGATGTCCCCTGATGCACCCAGGTCTACGTGGATCTGGCTACAGACCAACGACTCGATGTTGTTCCAGAAGAACAGCCCGCCGCCATTCGCGGCAAGTGGCGCGTACTTGTAGAGGCTGTTGCCGGGGCTGAGTGGACTGTCTGCACGAACACCCGCCAACTGCGGCAGCGACCCGTTGAACAGCTTCGTCGCGTCGACCCGCTGCTGGATGGCCGTCGAGATGGACTGCGCGATGCGCGGGGTGACGACGGTGATCGAAGGGGAAGCCATGGGGTGCCTCTATTGTAGTGGGTCGTCCAAAACTAAAGCGACGCTTTGGTTTGGTGCGGCCGGAACTTCAACGACGCTTGTTCCGCGGGGCTGGCTCGGGCTCGGGGGCCGGTGCCGGTGCCGGCTCGGGCTCGGGGGCCGGCTCGGGCTCGAGTGCCGGTGCCGGCTCGGGGGCCAGCTCGGGCGCGGGCGCCGGCGGTGCAACCGCGGCAGGTGCCGGCGCTTCTGTCGGAGCGCCTTCGATCGCCGCGAGCGTGACCCACCCGGCGCTCTTCACGCGCTGGACGACATCCTCGCCCGCGGTCTCCTCGGAGATTTCACGCGCGTCACCCTTGGCACCTGTCGGGGCCAGGACGAGAACGACGTCGTACACGTCACGCATCGGACTCAGGTCGAGCGTGCTTGCTTGTGTGTTCCGAATGATCTGATTCGACATGTCTTCTCCGATGTTGAATGGCAAAGGCCTTCTTCCTATATCCCCAAACCAGGGGAGGAAGAAGGCCTTAGCCTCGCCCTAGAGGACTAACCTCAGAGCGGGAGGTCGATGCGCTGCGACGCCAGCGTGTTGCCGATGCCGATGCCGGGAGCCGCGTAGCTCCAGAACTCGATGATGTCCGCTTCCTGCTTGATGTACAGGGTGGCGTCCTGCAGCAGGAAGAACACGCCGAGGTAGTTCTGCGGCGCGAACACGTAGACCGAACGGCGACCAGTGATCGGAGTCAGGTCGTCGACGATCTCACGCTTGATGGTCGAGACCACCGGGATGCCCCACAGCTTCTCCTCGGCCTCGATACCGAGGTCGTAGTGCCGCGACGCCACGTCGTTGCCGACCGAGGTGGCCGGCAGATCGAGGGCGTCGTAGTACGTCGACTTCGACATCAGGAGCTTGCCGATCGGCTGCTTCCGGTTGACGAGGCCCTGGAAGCCCGCCTTGAACGCGCTCGAGTTGAACGAACCCGCGAGGGTGCGCTGCGTCGCGAGGTTCAACGCGATGATCGCGTTGATGGTGTCCAGGAACTTCTGGTCTTCCTGGTCCGCCATGTCCTTCACCGAGTTGTCGGACAGGATCTTGCGGATGTCGTTCTGATACGTCATCAGCTCGAACTTGTTCTTGGTGAACCGCTGCGACTCGGTCTTGCCGAAGTAGACCGAGAAGCGCTTGCCACGGAACCACGTGCGCTGCGCGGTGCCGTTGAACGGCACGAACGTGGCGACGGAGTCGGGCTCCTTCTCGACGATCTTCTTGGGCTGGTCGGTGTTCTCGTCGCGGTCGATCTCGTCGTCGGCCAGCATGACCGGCTCGATGATCTCACGCGCAAAGGACTCCTGACGGAGCTTCTGGCGGATGAAGGCTGTGCCCTCGGCCTCCGCCTCCTTGGTGCGACCATCCTCGACCTTGCGGACGAAGTTGGAGTTGATGAACTGAGCGCTCACCTGCTGGGTCTGTGTCTTGTAGGCTGCCGACATGTTCGTATTTCTCCTTAGGCCCAGAGGTCTTAGAGCGCGGCGGCGTCGCCGCCGGTGTAGAAGACGACGATGGTGCCGTCGGTCGCGGTGTTGTCCCGGAGGACCTCACCGATGATCTGGTTGGTGGCAACAGCCACCTGCCACTTGCCCGCGCTGAACGTCAGCTTGACACCCGGGGTGTAGGTGCCTGCGTTGAAGTTCGCAGGGTCGAGCTTGAACTCGGCGTTGGCGCGGAGCGCCGTCACCTTGTGCACGAACTGGCTCGAGAAGTCGTCATTGCCGGCGACCACGATCCAGGTCGACTCGGCGTTGGTCGTGGCTCGGTTCGGCGTGGTGGCCGCAACAGCAAAGCCGTCGGTACCCACCTTGACGACTGTGCCGAGCGGCAACGCATCGTCGGTGCCAGGCACCGTCTGGTGGATGGTGAAGGATTCGTCGATTGCACCTTCACGGGGCCAACCGCGCAGAACGTCGAACTTGCTGTTCAGGATCATCTGAGTCTGCCTCCGGGAAGTACGTTACTACGACGAAACGATCCAGCTGACGAACCGTTCGTCGGCTGCGTCGGCCGCATGCTTGGTTGTTTTGGGTGAGTCATCAGCATCGGACAGAGCGCCCGCGCCGAGGGGAGTGACCGTACCCGCCTGCTTGGAAAGCAGGTCCTCGACATAGTCGAGGGCGGCGTCGCTCGAGGCCAGCTTCTTGCGCGTGGCTTCGGGCAGTTCTTCGCCGTGCACCGCGGCGTGTGCCGTGGCGATCTTGTCGATGCGCGCGTGGCGCGCGTTCTCGATGGTCGAGGTCTTCTCGCCTTCGACTTGGTCGACGTAGTCGGCCATGGCATCGAAGACTGCCGCGAGCTTGGTCGGATCAACCACGGGTGCCTCCGAGCTTGGAGCGGAGCATGCCGAAACCTGCAGCAGCAACCAGGACACTGGCGGCCTTGACCTTGCGGTCATCTGCTTGCTTCGAGCCCTGCGTGCGTAGGTCGTTTGCAATCGAACGAAGCATCGCGGAGTCCTTCATAGAGCCCCCCGGATGTCATCGTAGGACACATCGTCCGACGCGGTGCGGATTTGTTCAGCGAGCCCGCGCAGGTTGCGCGCAGTCTCGGTTTTGGGCTGAGCGGCTGCGACCTTGATCGCAGTCGTCTCCGCGATCTTGCGGCGCGAAGCCTCGCCCGCCGCAGCGAGGACCTCGTCGACGACGAGGGTGAGATGGTTACGTCCGCGGCTCACTGATCACCCCGATGCATTGCAGCGTGCAATGCGTCGATGATTTGCGGCCCGGCCATGCCGGTCGCCGCGCCCGCGCCGAAGGCGGTGTTGCGTGCACGCTCACGTGCGACTTCGTCATGTGAGTGCATGAGATTCGCGGCGAGCGCGCCCCCGCCGAGTAGCCCTGCGCCACCCGCAAGCAACGCGGGAATGAGCGCCGGGTTTGCGGCGATCTTCGCCTCGGCCGCCTGCTTGAGGCGCGAGACGACGTCGATGTGGACAACGTCCGACATGGATCAGCGCGCACCCTCCAGCAGCTGGAGCGTCTCTTGGAAGCCCGCGACGAACGAGTCGCACGCGGCCTTGTGGATCTGTTCGACAGTGTCGTTCCAGCCCTTGGCGTAGGCCGCCTCGGCCAGCTTCTCGAGCTGGTTTGTGGTGGTCGCGTAGCCAAGCTCCGCGGCCTCCTTGACCAGTGAGGGGTTCTCGGCCGCGAACTTCTCGAAGTCGTCAGCGCCAGCCGTCTTGGGCTGTGCCCCCGCGATCTTGTTGGTCGCGTCCTGGTACTGCGCGGCGCGAGCCATGAAGCCATCGCACACGGCGGCGCCGTAGAGCTGCGCTTCCTTGGTGAGGGCTTCGTGCTCGGCCTTGCTCAGGTCGGCAGCGATCTTGGTGAGGTCCTCGATGGGCGAGGACTGGCTGGCAGTCTTGGACTGAACCGCCGGAGCGGTCGCCTCCTTGAGAGCCTGCTTGAGGCGTTCGCCGGCATCGCTCGTTGGAGACGAGGACCCGGGCGACACCACGGACGCATGTGCGCTCGCAGTCTTCTCGCCGCCTTTGATCATCCCGAGTGCGTCTGAGAGCTTCATGGGTTCCGTCTCCGTTACGGTGAAAATGATAGGGGGCTGTTGTCGGAAAAACAAATTCAAGTCAACACGATGGCACCGAGGGCCTGCGCCACCTGGTCCAGATTCGTCATTGTGGCCATCTTGATGCCTGAAAAACACGTGCTGCGCGATGTTTTTTGCGCGCATTCGATCAGGTGAATGATCGCTTCCTGAGACGCTGTCTTCGACGACAGTTCGGTGATGTCGGGGATGTTGTAGCCCTCAGCGGTGGGCATCGTACCGCCCGGACGCTTGCCGAGCGTCATCGTTCCGAGCGCGCCCGCACCGATTGCGAGCGGCACCTTGAACTTGCGCATCCAAGGAAACGCAGTGAGCGCCTTGTAGCCGCCCAACAGCAGTCCCGTACCTCCGAGCACCTTACCAATGTGCGCGCGCGTGACAGCGTCTTGCGCCTCGATTGCAGCACCGCGTGTGGTGTCGCCGTATGGCGTGTGCAGCATGTCCGTCGTAGCCGCGCCGTCGGGCCGAAAGCCGGTCCCCTCAGGAACGAGACGACGGTAGAGCATCTCTCCAACATACGCCCGCTTCTCGCGGATGTGGTCGAAGAACGGCGCCAGTCCGCTCGCGATCTTCGATGACTCCAGTGCACCGCTCTCGATCACTTCGTCGAGCAGTTCAGGGTGTTCAGCAAACGCGTCGAGTGCCCAACGCCCCGCAGCTGCGACCTTCTCGATGAGCACCGACGCGTTTGCTGAA